ATTTGGTTCTTGGGTGGATACCACGTGGGTACCGTTGCCGGTAGGACAGATCAGAGAGTTCTAATCCTTCGCTCAGAGCTTTGCTTGAGCTTGGTTTGGTTCCGAATCACGTCTGAGTGCATGATAACGGGTTCACGTCACGTGGTGCGTGCTCCACCTTGCTTCGCGAATTCTTCACCTCGCGCGGCAGAGCCCAGTCAATAACACCTTAGCGACGAGTTTTCGGTGTTGTTTGGCCCTCTTTTGGGGACTTTAATGGTTGAGTCGTTCAACTTGATGCGGCAAAATTGTCAGTTCATCCGCTTTATTATAACCACGAACTGTCTGGTTAGATGCACCAATGTAAGCACCCCTTCCCTGGGTAACGGAAGACTTCCAGCACGCAGAAGTTTCAGAATAGCATATGATCATGGCCATCCAGATCATGTGCTTGGCCGTTGTGGCCATCGTCGCCTTCTTCGCGACGACCGCGTGCCCCCTTCTTTGGGGCCTTTCTTATGACGTGCGCTGTGCCGTCTTTGATGCCACCTCGGCCATTATTTCCAAGGCTGCTGGCATTTTCGTGGCCGCTCTTGCGGTCATTTGGAGCTTTGTTCGGTTCATCCGTAAGTACTTCGGCACTTGGCTGTCCATTCTTATATTTGCCAACCTCATGCACCACTTGTATGTTGGGTTCGTTTCACCATCATTTCTTCCTTGTCAGCACTCAGTTTTCATTCCTGGGCCATCTGGCACGGTATGGGTGAATTCCACGCTGGCCACTGCGGCTCAGTTCGGAAACCCCTCAGCAGTCTCTCCCGATTGGACTCACATATTAGTTCTCGTGGGTTTGCTGATCGCTCTTAACAACCAGACTTATGGTTATGTTCTTGCCCACGAGAAGTTCCTCCGGCATTATTATGACCAGGATTGCTCTAGGAAGTACGGTCGCCGCAAGTGGCGGCGCCTTGTGAGAAAATCACGGGCCGCCATGATCAAGTTTTACCAGATCAGCGAGGACGACGAGCTCAACTTCCAGTTTGATTTCGGGCCGGACAATTTTGAGCTCCAGGCTGGGTTTGATCCCACGTTTGTTTTTCAGCTCCTCTTCGATGAGGTCTCTGATTACAAATATCCTGGTGGCAAGCATGGTGAGACCATTGGAGATATTGCAGATGTTTTCATCCCCTTCCCCAAGATTCGCAAGTTCCTGAGAACGATGCGCGATGTGTCCAAAAAATACACCGGCGTCTCTCTCGTGGCTTGGTTCGCTTTCTTCCTAGCCCAACTCTACAGGCGCTCAAACGACTCGGAGTCCAGGAGGGACCAGCCCAATGAAACCAATATGGACAAGATCACTAGGTTTTGGATCAGGTGGTGTTAC